ACAAGGCTGTTGCTCAATGGCCTCAAATCGCCGCTAAATATAAAATATCTCGTAGAGAGCAGGAAAATATGGCACCGGCATTTTCCGGGGTATAAAACCCGCCGCATGGCGATAAGTCTTAAAATTATAGTCCCGGCTGTGAGCAAATGGGGCTTCTTTTTTTATTGCCTATTCTATCGCGTTCTTAGTTGATAGGCGCCATTCTCAAAACATCCGGTGCCGAATCATTAGTCCATTTTTTACAGAACACTGCCGCAGAAGGACACAACGGCTTATAAAGACTATCCACCCATTAAAAGCGTCCCGTATACTCGGTTGGCGTACTCAATCTTTTAAAATCATATTCATGGCAATAGAAATAATCACTAAAGAAGATCTTGAAGCCTTTCGACAGACATTATTAAATGACCTTAAGGTTTTGTTAGCTACTAATAAAACGGAAAGAAAAGAATGGCTTAGATGTGCCGATGTTCGAAAAATACTCAAAGTATCCACCGGCACCGTTCAGAATCTCAGAATCAGCGGCAAACTTAAATCACAAAAAGTCGGCGGGATTCATTTTTACAAACTTACCGATATTGAAAATATGATCGGTGGAAAATTTGATTGATATGTTAGTTGAAAGCACCATAACCACATCACTTTATTTGAAAATAACGAAGGACACACGCATTACGGTCTGGCACCTTAGTTTATATATGAGCATGCTCAGCTTATGGCAGCAGGGGGGCTTTGAAACGCAGGTAAAGATTTCCAGAGATAAGCTAATGGCCATGGCCCGGTTTAAAAGCATAACAACCTATCATAAATGTATCAGCAATCTCAGCGACTTCGGTTATATTAAATATAAGCCTACTTATGACTGTTATGCGGGAAGCGCCGTGGAGATCATCACCTCGATGCCTCAAATTTAACGCTTATCCGTTTTAACGCTTCTTTTAATTATAACGGATACAACAGAGATGGCAGATATACGGTATGATGAGAAGTGAAAGCAAAAGTAGCGGTGATTTATTTCCTTACTTTTGCTCTCAATTAATGCAAGCGTAGAGGTACCGATCAGTTTTGGCATCGAATGGTCAAGCCGTATATTCTGATACTTTAGACCAACCTTTGACTATTTCTGCCTTTCCTTAATAATGCCTCTCTAAGCTTATTCATGTCTTCGCCGACCTTGAAATCCAACGTTTTCGCATAATGTTGTGTTTGTTTGATCGTTGAATGGCCCAGCATTTTCGATACTGTTTCAATCGGTACCCCGTTATTCAGCGTGACGGTGGTTGCGAATGTATGCCTAGCTATATGGTAAGTCAGCTCTAACTTAATACCACAACAATCAGCTATTTCTTTAAGGTAGGAGTTCATCTTTTGGTTAGTCAGCACTGGTAAAACCACACCGTTTACTATGCATTTCGGGTGGCTGTCATACGTTCTGATAATTTCCATAGCCTCCTTTAATAATGGAATTCTTGAGAGGGCATTAGTTTTTTGCCGGTTAATAAAAATCCACGCCTCACCGTCTACACCCTTCTGTATATCTCCTCTTTTTAAGTTTTTCACGTCAACATATGCAAGCCCCGTATAGCAACTGAAAAGAAAAATATCCCTCACATTGCTCAATCTCACATTATCAAACGCTTTATTTTTAATCCTTTCCAACTCTTCTTCACTCAATGCCGTTCTTTCCAAAGGCTTTCTTGTCAATTTGAAATTGGAGAAAGGGTCTCCCGGCAGCCATTTATTCTTCACACAAATCAGGACTATTTTTTTAAAATTCACTAAATATTTCATAGTGGTGTTATGATCGCAATTCCTAACGGTTTTCAGCCAGAAGGCATATTGGGAAATGAATTCATGATCCAGGTCTTTGATATCCCTGTCCTCGGACCCATACTTCCACTTAATAAAATCCCTGGTGTGATTGTAAGAAATATTGTAGCGCTGCATGGTACTCGCCGCGAAATCGACACCCTGTAACGCTTTCATCTGTTCATTATGTACGCTGAACACTTCCAGTATCTTTTTTCGTTTTTCTGTGTTGCCGGTTAAAATATCTTTTATCGCCTGAGCGGAGACTTCACGGTCAGCCTCAATCAGCGATCTTTTGGCCTGGTAGATTTGCAATTCTAAAGCGTCCAATAAATAATTCAATTCCCGGGCATCTTCCTTCGTGCCCGAGGCTCTTGCAGCTGAAGAGTTCCACCTGGACGATTCCCATTTTCTTTTTGAAGAGAGTTCAACTGACTTGCCATCTACTGTGATTTTCAGGTAGATGTAAAACGGGCCTTTTGTTTGATTTTTGGACTTTTTAAGATAAAAAAGTAGTCCGAAGCTTTTTTCTAACATAAACTAACATTTAAAGGTTAAACAAATGTCGGTTTAGAACCCTATCCAATCAAGATGTCCACGCGCTGGACATGCTCAATATCAATTCGTTATGCTGTTTCCATTGAGTCTTTTTTCCTATTCGAAAGTACTCAATGAATGACGCAATAGAATTATGTGTTTTTATGCGAGTTTTGGTAAAGTAGTAAAACAAAAAAGGCCCTTAATCAACGATTAAAGGCCTTTTTGATGTTTTTGATAACATATTTGGCGGAATGGACGGGACTCGAACCTGAGGCCCAAAACTCATCAAATCACCTCAATACTTATGATTTAATGAAAAAATCACCAATAACACACCTCAAATCTTATCAAAATACCCTAATTTATGTGGTGACCTATTTTCATTAATCTTGGTAAAAGTTAAATGCTTTTGAAATGTTATGGTCTCGAACAAGCATAAACACATTGAATTAGCCGAAAAAAGTGAGATTATTGCTGTAATTAATGAGAATTACTCGGCCCCTTCCCGACCCGAACCCTCAAGCATCATTAATAGAATAAGTTCAGATTTCGGCCGTTATTTGATATCTGATGAAAGCCTTATAGTATCCAATTAAGGTAACTTTACTGGAAAAGGGAGATTAGTATTGTAATTATTTGTGTGTTTTTACGGATCAGCCGGACTCGAACCCTCGGTCATCACCATGAGGAAAAGTTAAATTTTATTACAGATTTACATTCCCTAATTTGGCGGCCATGATACCTGATGACATCGTTACTAAAAAAGATCTTGAAGATTTCAAGAAAGAATTATTTACTCTACTCGCGACAATAAATTCGCCACAACCTCAAAACCAGCCACAATGGTTGAAAAATGTCGATGTTAAAAAGATGCTCGATATTTCAACTGGCACATTGCAAAACCTACGTTTAACAGGCTCTCTTCCTTTTTCTAAGATTGGAAGAATCTATTATTACAGGCTGCAGGATATTGAACAGATGTTGAATGCTTCCGAAAAAAAAATTCTGAAAAGAAAATTATAATACCACCCCAGAAATTCACATTTAGCACCAAGTTTTATTTAAGAAATCGAAAAGGTGGAACCTGTTCGAAATCATTGATTTATATAAGAGTTACCGTTAATGGAACCCGTGAAGAATGGTCGACTCAAAGAACGTGTGAACGCTCAGAATGGGATGTCAAAAGCGGAAGAGTAAATGGAACAAAATCAGTAGCCAGATCAATAAACGCCTGGCTTGATACTTTATATGCGCGAGCACATGAATGTAGGCAGCATTTGTACATATTGGGCAAACCATTCACCTCACGTCATGTCCGAAAATTAATGCAGGGAGAAGAACTTGAACCTCCTAAAATGTTATCCATGGCCTGGAATTATCAACTGAACTACATTATCGGTATGATAGGAAAGGATTATTCAAAAGCTACATTACAAAAGTACCGGGCCAGCTACAAAGCATTAAAAAAGTTTCTCAAACTAAAATTCTTAACTGAAGACATACGCCTCGATCAATTGGATCACCAGTTCGTCAAAGATTATGAATACTACCTTAAAACAGATTATGGTGTGCAGAATAACACAGCAATTCAGATAATCAAGAAATTGCGCACTATCATTCATATTGCTATGGACTTTGGTTGGCTTTCGCGAGATCCATTTATTGCTCATCGAATGAAATCGACCGAGGTTCATCGTGATTATCTAACCGGAGAAGAGTTGTCCCGTTTAGCTTTAAAACGATTTCCTAAAAAGCTAGCCTTAGTTCGCGATATATTCTTATTTAGCTGCTACACTGGTTTATCCTATGCGGATACTGTAAAGTTGGGCATCGATGATCAGGTTGTGGATAATGGTGAAACCTGGATTCAAACTCATCGTGTTAAAAATAATAACCGAGTCCGTGTGCCGCTTCTTCCACCGGCCAAAGCTCTTCTAGTACATTACAGGAATCACCCTCGTACAGCAAAAGACAAGCTATTTCCTAATATTAGTAATCAAAAAGCCAATGCTTATCTTAAGGACATTTCAAAACAACTGGGTATTACAAAACGGCTCACCTATCACTGCGCCCGGCATACATTTGCAACAACCGTTACGCTGACTAATGGTGTTCCTATGGAAACCGTCGGACAAATGTTAGGACATAAAAACATTCGCTCTACTCAACATTATGCACGCGTTACTGACACCAAAGTTCATTTAGACATGCAGAAAATTAAGGCAAAATATAGCAGACAAGTCTTGTATTTAACAGACTTTCAAAATTGACAATGGTCTATCACATTATGATACAATAATGTTTTTTGCATGAATTTTCAATGATATTTTTTGTATTATAAATTTATTATCACGAACTTTGATATTATCAAAAAAAGATGGCGAAGCTGGATGAACTTAAAAAGCATTTAAAGCGCGGCAAGGTTTACCGCCGAGCGGATCTTTCTATGTTGTCAAAGTCTGTAGACAGGCACCTCGCAGAGCTTTTAAAGGACGGAGTATTGCAAAAATTGTCACAAGGAGTTTACTATTATCCTAAGGAAACCGTGTTCGGAAAGACACCACCAGAGGAAGAAGCATTGGTTCGTACATTTCTAAAAGACGATCGTTTCTTACTGACATCTCCTAATGCATATAATAGTTTGGGGGTAGGCACAACCCAACTATACAATGAAAGAACTGTATATAACCACAAACGTCACGGAGAATTTATGTTAGGTAATCGTAAATTCAACTTTCAGGTCAAACATCATTTTCCAGAAAAGCTGTCCGCTGAGTTTTTAATGGTTGACCTAGTTAATAATATAGATAAAGTGGCCGAAGATAAAAATCGCGTCCTCAAAAATGTTTTGGCGAAGGCTGTTCGGATGGATGTAAAAAAACTGAAACAGTCCGTGAGTCATTACGGCAATACAAAAGCAAAACGATTTTTTAATCCTGTACTCAACGCCGAACTTGTAAACCATGGCAGTTGATTACTTACATAACCACAAACAATTCCCTGACCTCCTTAGGATTCTGGAAAATGAAACCGGTATACAAGCCGGGTTAATTGAAAAGGATTATTGGATTATGCATGTTTTATACGGGCTAAAGGTGCAAGATTTTGAGTTTGAGCTAAAAGGTGGCACATCACTTTCAAAAGGATATCAAATAATTCAGCGATTTTCCGAAGATATTGATATTCATATCAAACCACTACCTGAATTTGGGATAAACGAAAATCCGAATAACACCAAAGCAAACAATGTAGCCGCGAGGAAAAATTTTTATGATTGGCTGGCTGATACAATTAAGATGGATGGTATCAATTCAGTAGAACGCGACACAGCTTTCGACGACGAGGATTATTACCGTAGCGGGGGCATTCGTTTGCACTATAAAAACCACAATGCACCCATTGAAGGAGTAAAGGAGGGTATATTACTAGAGGCAGGTTTTGATGCG